CTGCCGTCTTCCTGCACGTATAAGTCAACCCTTGTGCGCTCTTCCAGTTGCCCCTGTCCAAGACAAATCAAATGATTGATTCCAAGGCGGTTGTCCGTAAACGTGAGCGATACAGGCGACTCCCTTGTATACAGGTTTTCGATGGTCACTGCCGGGACCGCATCAATAGTGACGGTTATCGTCCCGCCTGTCGCAGGCTTATCCGCAACAATCCGCAGTTTTGCATTGTACCCCTCGAGCATGCCGGAGATTCCTGCGAGCAGTGTGCAGTACAGCGGGAATTGATAATCTGTGATGGTGATACCCGAGGCTTCTTCCGGTATCGTAAAAATCCCACCCATGTAATCCCCGAGGAGTTCTGCGAGGATTGCATTTGCGTCACCCGATACCACTTTATAACTGCTTCCTGCGGGCGGGGAGATGATACCGAGCGTCAACAGTCCCCGCCATGTATAGCCCTTGTTGCTGATGATATCGGACTTGTTGCTGGTCTGTGTATAGCCAATAAGTCCGCCGAACTCTGTCCCGGGAACATATATCCCGCCGACACCGTCCGGAATAATGCCCTTGAGCAAAAAGTCATTGGTAGCATTATCTTCGCCCACGTCAAAATCGATATTCTCTTTACACGGTCCTATCTCCGCAAGTTCCGGAGTGATATAAATCAAATCTGCCATTCCGGCTCACTCCTTTCCCGGAAAATAGTCAGTTCCAGTCTGGTCTCTCTGGCATACCGCACCAAATGCGTGCCGGGGTCGATTTTTGTGAGCAACTGACTCGCGGGGTCGCGGTCGTTGAAGCAGTTTATCTCCATCCCGCCGAACGCAAGATAGCAATGCTTATCTGCCGGGAGATATCCCCTCGTATCCACTACCATGCATCCGTTTGTCGGGATAGTGCGGAATACGATCAAATGGATATTGCCTATCTGTACATTCATGCCGTTCGATGGTCCATGCAGGACCGCCCGGAAGTCGCACGGTGCATAGTGGTTAATCTGGATAGTCGCGTTTCCGCTGTCGAGCGGGTAGCTGTATGGATATCCATAAGAGGGATTGTAGTTGATATCGGTGGCGCTCGGAGTAACCTGAACGGGATCAATGATGATGGACTGCTCACGAATCCACATCGGGGACGGGCAATAAATCTCCAAATCGTTTACGGTGACATTTCCGTATTTCTCATGCGGATAGACATTTGAGGACTGGATAAAACAGGATATATAAGATTCACCCCAGGACAGGCGCCCCGGGGTGTTATAAACCATGTCTTTTTCGATGGAAGCGTGAAAGGTATTTAACTGCTCCTTCCGTCTTGATAACGGACCGCTGAACCATACGGAGACCGTGTACGTGGCGGACTTCTTTTTCCAGGTATCCACCCGCTCGCCGTATGTGCGCTCCGAGGTCTCCGCTTCCCACTTAAAACTGTGGAATCCGGCCTCTTTGAGTCTCATGCGCATTGAGGCAGTCAAATTGTAGACGCTTCCGTCCGAGGATGTGTATGTAATAATCATGCGAAAACTACCCCCTGCCCTTTGAGCATGCGCCCGAACTCTCTCTCGCCGATATAAATACCGACGTTTGCATTTTCCATGCCTGCCTTGACTGCCGCATAGATAACGTCAGGATCATTTGTGCCGACGCTTGCGACTGCCGCCTGTATCTTGCGAGTAAGAGAATTAACGCCTATCAGCGCCTCTGCCCCTGCGTCTCCTGCGCCCTGCAGCTTCCCGCCCATCATGCCGAAAATGGTCGGATTGGTAAAGATGAGTCCGTTCTCCATGGCGATCTTGCGCCACGAAATGGAGAAATGCGGTACAGAGGGCGGATTCAGTGAAAACTTGCCGTTTATGCTGATATGGGGCAGTTTCAGTTTGGGCAGGCTCCAGTGGAAATTAAACTTACTCCTGATAGCGCTGATTGCATTCGCAACGGCATTTTTTGCGGCATCCATGACGGATTGAATCTTGTCTTTGATTGCCGTGAAAATATTCGTGACGGTCGATTTTGCCGCATTGAGTCCGGAAGATATGGCTGTCTTGATGCCGTTTATCACGTTGGTGACTGTCGATTTTGCGGCATTCCACACAGATGTAATCGTGGATTTAATGCCGTTCATGACATTCGTGACAGTGCTTTTTGCGGCATTGAATCCGGATGTTACCGTGCTCTTGATTCCGTTAACTACATTGGTGACGGTTGACTTTGCGGCGTTCCACACACTGGTGATTGTGGATTTAATAGCATTTAAGACACTCGTGATGGTCGATTTGATCGCGTTCCAGACAGTGGTGATAGTTGTCTTAATCGCATTAACTACCGTCGTGACCGTCGTTTTTATCGCATTCCAGACCGTTGTGATCACCGTCTTGATGGCATTTACAACAGTGGTAATTGCGGTTTTGATTGCGTTCCAGATTGTCGTGACGGTGGTTTTGACTGCGTTAAATACCGTTGTGATTACGGTCTTGATAGCGTTCAGCACCGTTGTGATGGTGGTTTTGATGGTATTCCACACATTTGTGAGTGTGGTTTTTATACTGGTCATCACATTGGCAATCGTGGTCTTTATGGCTTCCCAAATCGATGCCGCCGCCGCTTTGACGGTATCCCAGTTAGCTATCAGCAATCCGCCAACCGCAATTAGTCCGACAATGATACCGACAACAACGGTCACGGGACCGCCTAATGCCGCAATCGCCGCCGCCAGCGCACCCGCGGCAGTTCCGCCTGCTGAGAGCACACCCGCCGCCGCCGTGACGGCTGTAATGATCGTTCCGATTGCACCGACAACCGTACCGATGACTGATATGATGCCACCAACAATAGCAATGACGGGACCGAGTGCCGCAAGAAATAGGCCAATCTGTGCGATGGTCTGCTGTTGGGCAGGAGTCAGGCTGTTAAATTTATCGACAAGGCCTTGAATGAAATCCGCTACCCGCTGAATGGTCGGAGCGAGTGCTTCGCCGAAAGAGGTCGCAAGTACGTCAACGGATGATTTCAGTTTTTCCAGGGAACCGCCGAAACCGGACATCATAGCGGATGCCATTTCGCTCGATGTGCCCTCTTCGTCCAATGCCGTGGACAATTCATCAACATCGGCAGGTGCTGTATTGATTAACGCAAGCCATGGCGCCATCTGGTTTTTGCCAAAAATTGCACTTGCCGCCGCAATCTGTTCGGACTCGGATAACTGGCCGAAAGCGTCATGCAGTTCCTTTTGGATCTGCGTGGAGTCCTTCATGGTTCCGTCCGAGTTTGTGACGGAAATACCGAGTTGCTCCATGGCGTCGGCGGCTTCCTTAGGCGGGTCAACCAATCTTGCGAATCCGGTTTTTAAACTATTCGCCGCCTGCTCTGCGTCAATTCCGGCATTGGCCATGACGCCCATATACAGCGCCGCGTCATTGATTGAGTAGCCCGCCGCGGAGAATACGGGAGCCGCAACAGACATTGCATTGGAAAGGCTGTCAACATCAAGTGCCGAATTGTTACAGGCATTGGCGAATACATCCGCATAATGTCCCGCTTCGGAAAAACTGCCGCCGAATCCGTTGATAGTCGCAACCAGTCCGGCCGATACGGTGTCCAGATTGCCGCCTTCACCTGCCGCAAGATTCATGGCCGGAGCGAGTGCCGCCGCGGCTTCCTCTGCTGTCAGACCTGCTCGGGCAAAGTTCAGTGTCGCATTCGCCGCGTCAGACATGCCGAACGTGGAATTACTCGCCGCGTCCTTCATGGCCTGATTGAGCATGTCGGCTTGGTCTGCAGTGTTGCCCATGGTCTGGTTGACAAGTTGCATGGTCTTATCGACTTCCGCAAACTTCGCCACGGCAATGCCGCCGACCGCAACAAGAGGGACGGTCAGCTTCTGCGTGAGATTTGTGCCGATTTCAGTAACCTTGCCGCCGACATCCTTAATCTTCTCTCCTGCTGCCTGCATCTGTGATCCTAGCACCGATGCCGCCGATGCCGACTGCGATTCGAGGCTTTTCAGTTTCTGCTCTGTTTCGATGATCTCCCTTTGCAGTGCGTCATATTTTTCCTGCCCAATATCGTCAGGGGTGACGTTTTCCGCTGTCTCCTTGAGCGTTTGGAGGCGCCCCCGTGTCTCTTCAACTGCTTTTTTAAGCAGTCCCTGCTTTTGCGTGAGCAGCTCTGTATTAGACGGATCGAGTTTGAGCAGCTTATTTACATCCTTGAGGGATGATTGTGTTTTTCTAAGACTGGAGTCAACACTTTTTAGCGACTGCTCCAGTTTTGTGGTATCGCCGCCTATCTCAATCGTGATACCCTTAATTCTTCCTGCTGCCATAAACTGCTCCTGTTAAAATCTGTCGAAATCTTCCTGCGATGCCTCGCGGACAGGCTCTTCTCCCTTTTCCCTGTCATTGAGGGATTCCGTCCACAAATCAATCACCATGCCGATAGTCAGCAACTCCAAATCACGTATCGGCAGGCCAATCTCGAGACACCGCAGGTGAAAGAGTGCCGTCGTTAATTCACGGCCGGAACCGCTTATTTTTTTTTAGGCACAACATCGGTCTTCATGTTGATATTCCACATCTCGAGGATATCCGGCAGGACTTCATAAATGGAAAACATCTCGAAGTCCTCGAGCCATTCGTCGATATTGTCCGGAATGGTCTTGTCTGCGTGCTTCGCCATGATGTAGGCAATATTCTCAAACACCTCGAGGTCGGTGATCTCGAAATTGCCGCCTTTTTTGCTCTTGGTGTTAAAAGACTTCTCCAGTGCGGACAGGTCCCGGAAGATATCCCGCCCGAACCGGACGCGGTACAGCCTCGGAATTGCCGCACTGGAGCGGAATGTTACCTCTTTGCCAGATACAGTAATGGTGCGCTCTGTCATTTATCTCCCTCCTCTTATGATCATTCGCCCTCGCCTGCAGTCTCGAGTGTTGGTACGTAGACCTCGTTATACCAGCCTTCATATGTAGCCGTTGCGGTGGTATCGCCGGTCTTGGATTTGACCAGTCCATCTGTTCTGGGCTTGCTCGTGATGGTCAGGCTCTCGGTCTGAGGCTCGATGTTTTCCTCCTTGGTCTGAGAGCCGACTGCGGGGCGGGCAACGGTGCAGTTATACATGACGTGGCGGGTCGCTTTGACGTCTCCGGCGAACTCAAACAGCAGGGCAAATTTGACCGCCTCTTTGCCGTCAGAGGTCTCGACAAGCACGCCGTTGCTGTCTTTGGTCTCCTGCAGGATATTAGTACGGAACCACTCGGGGATAAGTGCGATCTCGAGGTCGCCGGAATATCCGTTATTGCCCGCGCTCACATAATACTCGCAGTCATCGGCGTAAAAAGGCTCCGCTTCACCCTGCGCTTCCAGGGAGAGGCTCACAGCACCGGGGATTGCGACGGGTGTGGCATAGCTGTATGCGCCGTCTGTCTCTGTCTGGATTGCGGCGTGTACGTTTTTAAGACCATATTTGATTTTGTTAGGCATTGATTAAAACCTCCGTATTGTATGTGACCATGTACATCTGCTCGGAATCGATAAAAATCTCTGACCGGGAAAATGTAAGGTCGTTTGCTGTCAGGACGGATTCGACTGCCGCCTCCAGCGCAAAATCTTTGTTGTCTGTGTAGAGTTCTAATGTCAGTGGGCGGATAGTGGCATAGTTGATATCATCTGCCTTAAAATCACTGTCTCCATGATAGTAGAACGTAATAAAAGGCGGCTGTTGCCCACTGCCCTCTTCGAAATGATGATAGGCATATGGGACACCGACCGCCGAAATCATGGTTTTTACCTGCTGAAAAGTCATGCTAGCCCCTCTAATCGGTGCATAATCCGCTCGTATGTTTCGTCAATAGCCCATTGCTCGACCGGAGCTATGTGTACAACTGGAGCAGTACGACCGCCACCTCTCTGCGCGTGCCCATTCTCTAACAAGTGGGCGAGTTGATATGTACCGCTTTTACCGTAAACAGTAGCACCGACCATCAGCCTTCCTGTCTCGATTTTTCTAGCCCATCCTTTTGCGTATTTCCCGCTTCGCCCTCTCGGAGACTCCTGTTTAAGCCTGCGGACAGCCTCTCCTGATACTTCGCTAATTACTGCCGTAGTCGTTGCTACAACTTCGGGATAATATTGCTTTTGAAGCATGTCTCGCACTACTTCGGCGAAATTCATTTTCGAACTATGTATTACCATTCGTCCCGCCTTTCCGCTCACAGTACAGCTCCACGGTGCCATTGTTCGGTCGGTAGGTACGATATACTGCATACCGTTCACCGTTCCGAATGAGTATGGCCTGCCCGCTGTAATCCAGTTCCGTCATGACAAAGCGGAAGGATGGATTTAAACCATTCCTCCCGCCTTCAAACAGTTCCGTCGCAGTCACAGAATCATAATATCCGTATACGGTTTTTTCTGTTTCTATCGACCTGCGGACTCCGTAC